TCACAGTGGTAGCAGACTGCTGTAACTTGATTTGTGATAGACCGTTTTGAATTTTTTGTGAATACAAGGCTTCTAATTTTAGCCAATTTATTTTACTGCCATACTGTGTTTGAGATTCAAAAACTTTGTTTTCTCTATTCGAAGCATGAGTGGTATCATCCGACGAAGTAGATCCTAACAGAGTGATTTTGTTGCCCAAAAGTAACAGTCCGTATCCGCCTGGGGTATAAGATTGTTTTGAAATAAGATTTTTTGGCAACAGTGAATCTATGTCAATATCTCCCGAGTCGTCTTTGAAAATAGAAGCAACTATTTTTTCTACCACACCTAGTTTTTTGAGTTTGGCTGGTGGAGACAACCATATAGGTGTTCTAAATGTTAATGTAGCCACATCAATTTCATCTGCAATTCCTTGTGGTATTGCTCTTGATGTAAAGTTTACATTTGTAAGTTCTACAAAACTCAATGAAGTCCAATCTAAAAAATTATCTGTGGTTTGTAATTCAAGTGCTGGATTAAACAATACTAAAATTTGTTCGAGTATCTGCAATTTTTGATCTGTGTTTGTGGTAAAGATATCTGATTTAAAAGTAAGTTCAAATGGTGTGGGCATGATTCTTTCGATGGTGTGAGATTGACCCGGAGCAGATGTGTACTGCTGACTGACTTCGTCATATTCTCGCTCTCTGATGTGTTTTTTATCTATGTGGTATGGATTTTGCATTCTGTTTCTGTCATACACAAGATCTTGAATGTAACATGATATTTGAGGAGCCGCTATAAGTGTGTTTTCAGATCCTTTTTTGATGATCTGTGCCACCTGTCGACTCATGTCTCCATACTTCACAGGCACTTGAAGTGTTTCTGCTACACCTTTGCTGTTTTTGCCTGTGACATAAGAAAAATTTGACATCATTCTTATGAACTGAACAATGTATCTTCTTATTTGGGCGTCATAAAAATGTTGCATTAATTGTCCGCCTGTGGTTTCAACAACTTACTGAGTGCCACTCTTTCAGGAGTTGTAGACGACCCGTCTTTGAGCACAGTTGTATTTGTGTTGTTGATAAATCCAGTTTTTTGAGTGTTACGAGTATCTGTTTGTGTCATGGTAACTCTGACATTGTCTTCTATTTTCACAAATCTTCTCCCATCATATCTAAACAATCTGTTTGGTGAATAGTCTGTTCTTAACCAAAACATTCCTTCCACCGGTTGTAAAGGAAATGTTGTGCCAGCACCATAGGTTTCGCCATTGGCTGGAATACCATCACCTGTGAGGTAACCTTCAATGTATCCATTGGCTTGAGGTGTTTCATATACTTTATCAACATTGATGTGACCAGTGTCTGTTTTGATGTCTTCGTCCACAGTGACCAATGCAATTCTGCCTTCTTCATCTGTGGGCATCACATGTAACTGTTTGGTGTTGTATCCTGACAGTGGAGCATCTGATTCAGCTTGATCAATTATAGCTTGATTGATTTCAAGATCAGTGTCTCTAGTTTTTTGATCAGTGTTTTCTGTTTTGTCGCCAAGTATGTCTCTGTATTCTTGTGAATCTTCAATGCCTTTGACTCTGACTCTCAGTAGATGAGGCCACCACGTTTGAGAAAATCCTTCAGCAGCTCTGTTTACATCTTGAACCACATAATATCTTTTGAGAGTTTCTGTGTCGCTGGTATCCAATGAAAAATCATCTTTGAGATGTGGCAATTCAATGACATCACCTGCCATGATTTTTCTACCCAACATGTCCACTGTGTCATTGAGATGAAACACCATAAACAATTGATCATTTTGTAGAAATAGACCAAACTGTGATAGATCAAAATCAATGTCTTGGACATTGTATATCACTCTGCCTTTGTAAACATCAGGATCATACTTACGATCTCTGTTTTCCAAAAACAACAGATCTTGTATGCTGGTTTCTAAAATGTCTTCAGCATCTCTGTTTGGCTGTGTGGCATCATTAGTCTCGCCTTGATCAACTGGTCCTACATATTTGTGTATGTAAGCGTCTGTACCACCCACTTGAAATCTTTCAGAAATCACTCGATCCATGAAATTGTAGTCATTGCCTTTTTCAGGTTTGTAAAGAGATAATCTTGGCATATAAACTATTTATTGGCTTAAATACTGTGTATGGTAGATACAGTCAACAACACAATTACGGATCAAGACACCATCACAGCCAAACAGGAAATATTTGACTATGTTAAAACTCGTTTGGGTGATGGCATTGTAGAAGTAGAACTTGATGCCAAACATCTGGAAATGGCGTTTACATCAGCTGTGGACAAGTTTCGCCAAAGATCGTCAAATTCAGTGGAAGAATCATATGGATTTTTAGAACTTCAACAAGATCAAACTGTGTACACCATGCCATCAGAAGTGATTAGAGTAAACCAAATCTACAGAAGAACTGTAGGAGGCGCTTCATCATCTGAAGGCGGTTCTGTGTTTGATCCATTCGAATTAGCCTATACCAATGTGTATCTGCTACAGACAGGAAGAATCGGTGGACTAGCAACTTATAATATGTTTGCTGGCTATCAAGAACTGGTAGCAAGAATGTTTGGCGGATTTATAAATTTTCATTTTGATCAACCCACAAGACGATTGAGCATTCATCGAAGACAGAGATCTCGAGAAACTGTGCTGATTTCACAGTCAAATTACAGACCAGACTTTATATTATTACAGGACATCTATGCCAAACCATGGATCAGAGAATACACCCTGGCAGTTGCCAAGTTCACACTGGGCGAAGCTCGTTCAAAATTCCAAACCATTGCTGGCCCACAGGGTGGCGGATCACTGAATGGTGACACACTGAAATCAGAAGCTCAAAACGAAATGCAAAAGTTGGAATCAGAAATTGGCAATTATTCAGAAGGTGGCACTCCAATTTCTTTTGTCATAGGCTAGACAAACCAAAAAAAATCTCGTATAATTGTTTTAATGATCATAGGTATATGTGGACTCATCGGTTCTGGCAAGGGCACAGTGGCTGATTATCTAATTAATAATCACAACTTTCAAAAGATATCATTCGCAGACAAACTCAAAGATGCTGTAGCAGAAATGTTTGATTGGCCCAGAGCAATGTTAGAAGGTGTCACTCCACAATCCAGAGATTGGCGTGAACGACCCGATTCATTTTGGACTCAAGAGTTGGGCAGAGACATCACACCCAGATATGTGCTACAGGTGTTTGGCACAGAATGTATGAGACAAGGATTCTATGATGGCATATGGGTCAGTTTGGTCAAAAAGAAAATTCAAGAAAATCCCACCACCAATTGGGTGATTCCAGACACTCGTTTCCCCAACGAAGTGAACATGCTCAAATCTGTGGGAGGGTCTGTGTGGTGTGTGAAGAGAGGTGAAAATCCTCAGTGGTTTGATCACTACAAATATCATGGTGTAAAACCTGATGATATTCATCCTTCAGAATGGGCATGGGCACATTCAGATTTTGATCACATCATTGATAACAATTCGACTCTACAGAGTTTACAACAATCGATTGAAAAAATTATCAGTGATCAACACTGAGATCGCCTTGTCGCCATCCCTGCTTTTTCACATGTAATAGTCTGTTACAGTTGGCACACACTGTTTTGAGATTGCTGGAGTTGTTGTTGGTCATATTGCCATCAACATAATATACATCAAGTTGATGAGGATGACGTGCTGTAAATCCACACATTTCACAGTTGTGTTTTTTTGAATAACCTGCTCGTTGCCATGATGGAGTTGTGATAGAAGCACTGCTGGACTTTCTGATACAAGAATCACACTTCTTTCTGTAGTACACTTTGTCACCACGTCTATAGTTGTAGGCTGCAGGCTTGCTGTTACATTCTTGACACAGTGGTCTTGTTGATCCGTTTCCATTAAACACACATATATTTATGCTTACCTTTTTGGCGCTCTTTAAAATGATTGTAATAAATCAGCCCATGAGAGGTAAATATTCATAACAAGGAGTAACGAACAAATGGCTTTAATATCACCAGGAGTACAGGTTTCCGTAGTAGATGAATCATTCTATGTACCAGGAATACCAGG